CTTAGATACCAGCGATGGTGTCTTCTAGACTTGTCTTGATAGACTGCAGTGCATTGTCTATCATACTTTCATATGGAGGTTTGCTTATGGCAGATAAAGGTACTCGATTTCGTGTTAGAAAAACACCAACATTAGTTCCTAATGTTGCTCGTAAAGTAGGGGATATATTCCTCTATGACGGTAACAAGTGGGTCCCACATCCGTGGGGCTCTGCTATGTCTACCGTTCCGAACGAGAACTGGTATTCCAAGATTGAATCCTGTAGGGATGAAACCCATGCAGGTCCTCCTTGGTCCAGTGGCGGACCCTTCACGAAGATTACAATCAAGCTACCTATCTTTGAGATTAAAGGTATTGGAGCACATGACTCGCAGGGCTCTCTATGGCCTACTGGCGTAGGGAATTACCCTGTTCGTTATGTGGGGGGATTTTGTAACCCCCAGTTTGTCGGAGATCCAATTCCGACGTCAAAATATTTGACGCCTGAAACTTTGGTTTCCGGTAACTATCTTTTACCCTCATTATCTGTCTGGAGTGCCCAGGCCTATCCTCGGACAGCGCCTGCCCTTGAGAAGGCTGGTGTTGCAGTGGCCGTGGCTGAGTCGAGAGACTTGCCACGTATGATGAAACAAACGAGCCAAGCTTTTCACTTTGCTTGGGATCGTCTTTTGTCTAAACCATTGCCTAATTGGAGGCAAGCCCCAAAGGCTGCCTCTGACCAGTTTCTCAATGAACAATTTGGTTGGGTTCCGTTTCTAGCTGACTTACGCAAATTCAAAAATGTGTATGACAACTTCCACGAGTATTGCGGTCGCATTGCGAACGACAATAATAAGTGGGTGAAACGGAAGAGCACTCTCTTAGTTGGGGATCCTATATACACACGTATCGACGGTGGCATTGGCCAGAGGTGCGAACCTCTTGGCGGTATGTTTACGTCTGGTACGTTGTTTAGAGCTCAGCCTACGTGGGAGTGTGGGATGATAACATCTACACACGTCACGACGTCTGGACTCTTTAAGTATTATAGACCCGAGTTTGACTATCATGATCCGCACTATCATGGCATGTTTAACATGGCCATGAGAGCCGCGACGTTATACGGCGCGAGGGTCAATCCGTCAAACATCTATAAAGCAACTCCTTGGTCATGGCTCGCCGATTGGTTCACCAATCTGGGCAACATCGTTGATGCTGCTTCAGGTTGGGCCACCGACGGGATAGTGGCCAAATACTTGTACCTTATGCACCACCAAATGCGGACGATTCGCCTTACTCAGGTGTTACCGTTCAAAGATGGTGATGTTGTGCTTCAATGGTTTCGCACATGCGAAGTCAAGAGGCGCGAGGAAGCAAGTAGTCCATATGGGTTTAGCCTGTCTGGGACAGCTTTAACTCTCAGACAAATGGCGATCCTTGCCGCTATTGGGATTGGCGGGAAATTCCCGCAAATCTCCCCTTAACCGGGGAACAATACGGCTGGGATTATCTACCCGATTGCCTTAGGTAATGTGCTGTTCCATTTGGAACGGAATGGCGCGCATCGGGTTAAACTCCTTAAAAACTTTGGAGGTCAACCACAATGGCTTTAGCCGATCCACAAACTGTCACTGTTAACGCAGTCGCTCAAGCGATGCCGCGTACTTTGATTAGCGGAACTTCCGCTACTTATCAAAAAGCGGATGAGAGCTTCAAACTTGAAGTTTCTCACCAGAAGTCTAAAGGTCGAATTCGATCTTTAGCTCGGATCACTCAGCGAGCGATTGTTCCGGACCCGTTGACAGCAGTCAACGATTACGAAACACTCGTGTGCTATTTCGTCATTGATCGCCCAGAAGTGGGCTTTTCATCGGCGCAATGCGACCAGTTAACTGCCGGTCTTAAGACCTGGCTTGACACTACGATGGTTGGGAAGCTGTACGGACAAGAGTCTTAGACTCTTATTTGTTGAGCCCCTTCTATCGTTTTAGTTCTGCGATTGGGATGCAAAGATGTATCCCAGTCGCTTGTTAATTTAACAAGCGAAAGGAGCATCAATGCAATATGATCGAACATTAGGGATTTTCCCTGAGTTAGATTCAGCCCTAGATCAACCAAGACAGGTCCCTATTAAGGGTCCTATTCTTGATTGGCGTTCGCAGTTAGTTCAACCTCTTCTTACTGTAGGTTTGAATGCACTTTTTAGTGCTCTCGAAACCTTTTTAGTGAGACGACAACGACAAGAAGTCGCTCTCGCGCAGGAAGCTCGTGATAACGAGCGTCATGAGAGGTAGAAACTAATTAATAGTGGTGTCAGTTTGCCTGACGCCTAATTGGCATCAGGGAGGCTAAGCTACGTGGCTTGATGGCTACCCCCAAATGTGGAGGAACCATGAAAAGCAACGTAAGTGACTATCTAGAGTTGGTACAATGCATCTATATAGACGCTTGTGCCAAGTGCACCGCTGATGTCTCTGATTTACGTGACCTGATAACCATCAGAGCACGGGTCAAAAGTGAAGGAATGTCGTTTTTGACGATTACCCTTCCCCAATTTAGTCGAGATTTCGAACGAAGTCTCGCTTTGGGATTTATCGACTCAACGTTATTTCGGAACTTCCGGAAGAACGGGGCAATCCCTGCATTCTTGCAAGGTATGACCAGTCGAATTTTTGACCATGAGACAGGGAGGATTATCGATGACAAAGTTAATATTGATTCGAGTGATGTCCCAGTTATCGTCGAAAGTGTTAGGCAAATTTGCCTTACTTTCAAGAAACTGGAACTTGAATGTACGCCCGAAAGGACGGCTTCTGCTCTCGAAAACTTCATCGCGATTGAGCGATCCCTATCTGTGTTTTCGCTGCCGAATGAGGACCGAAACGAATTCCGTTTTGTATCCTCTGTGTTATGGGATAATTTGGTCTGCACTTTACGTGTGGAACAATGTATTCCAAGACACGGTTCCGGAGCTACCGCAGATCGGATTTCTGGTAACCAGAAATACGATTGGCGGAAGTGGCACGATCGTCTCGAGCCTTACTTTCCTCTCATTGGTTACGCTTTCCCTATTGGGATTGCGTGCTATTTGGAGGAGCTCGAAAAGGTAACGATCGTTTCCAAGGAGCAGGAACAGCCTGTTAAGGTTATTCCAGTCCCTAAAACATTGAAGGGTCCCCGCATCATAGCAATTGAGCCATGTTGCATGCAATATGCGCAACAAGGGATAAGATCTGTTCTTTATGATCAGATTGAATCCTATTGGTTGACTTCAGGTCACATTAATTTTCGTGACCAGTCGATTAACCAAAAGCTCGCTGTTGATGCTTCGATTACAGGTCAATTAGCAACGATTGATCTTTCCGATGCAAGTGACCGGGTTCCCCATGATCTTGCTATGGAGATGTTTGATTCAAATCCCTCATTGAGGGATGCGATCGACGCATGTAGATCGACTAGAGCGAAAATGCCTGATGGCCAAGAAATTGGACCATTGTACAAATTCGCTTCTATGGGTAGCGCTCTATGTTTCCCTATTGAAGCCATGTACTTTTACACACTATGTGTAATGGCTTTACTTAAGGAACAGAACCTCCCTGTAACTCCCGACAACTGCTATGCGGTTAGTCGGGATATTCACGTTTATGGTGACGATATTATCGTTCCCACAACGTATGCGGTGGCTGTTCTTGACTGCCTACAAAAGTACAATTGTAAGGTAAATACCACCAAAACTTTCTGGAGCGGAAGCTTCCGAGAGTCATGTGGTATAGACGCCTACCGGGGTTTGGAGGTTACTCCAACATACCTTGGTAAGGAATGTCCTAAGAACAGACAGCAATCGGATAGGCTTATCTCATGGGTTGAAACCGCTAACCTGTTTTATAAACGTGGTTATTGGCGAACATCCCAGTTCCTCTTTTCTAAAGTGGAACGCATTTTAGGGCCTTTGCCTTATCTTGCTGAAGATAGTCCCGGATTGGGGAAATTCACATTTCAGGGTTTTCGCTCCGTCGAAAGATGGAACGAGGGCCTTCAACGCCTTGAAGTAAAGGCGTGGATTCCTGAATCAGTGTATCGTACTGATGCACTGGATGGATTTCCCGCTCTGATGAAGAGCTTCCTAGACCTGGATAGGCTGAAAAACCTGTCCTTCGTCAGGGACGTTCAACATCTTGAGCGTTCTGCACTGCACCACGCAGTCGCACTAAAACGTGGTTGGGTCCCGTCCACATAGGATGGGGATTGAGGGTTAACCCTCTGGGGCATAATCTCCGCAAAGC